ATAAAAGTAGCCATAGTCTGATGTTCTGGTTTAATTGGTTCTAAAAGCGCGACAATTTGTGGCTTGATTTGTACACGAATTGGTTTGTTTGTGGTCATAATTGGTTTAATTCATCCACACAATGGCACAAAATGGCAGGGTGTCAATATTGAATATTTAATATTTGTTCATATTCGGATTATTAAAATTGCACCTATGTTTTTTTAGATCGACTTCGACCCATTCTTCGCCGTTATAGACAATCCAAAGTTGCTTTTTAACGTCAAATTCAATTCGACCCGCTTTTGGTTTTTCTTCTTCCATTATTCGACTTTGTATTCTTTTGACGCTTCATCTTCGCAAACATCGCGCAAAAGACAAGAAAGTGTTTTTCCTTCAATAATCGCGCGTGTCTGTAATTCTTTTTTTGTTGCGGGTTTAACAAGTACCTGAATCAGTTCAGAATACTTGTCAGCGTCCGCTGTTCCCTTTTCTCTGTTCGCCATTTACTGAACCTCCTGTAATGATTGTTTGATCGCTTCAAGTTCTGCAATCTCACTTCTTAGTTTTTTGACTTCTGAAAGTTTTTCTTTCAGGATTTGTTGTCTACCTAGCAATCTTTGATTGTTTTCCCAGATAGCTTTTTTTGTGAAGTTACCCATTGTTTAATCCTCCTTAAAAATCAATTGCCATTGCTTGAGCAAGGTGTTTTAGAAAGTGGTGAAGATCACCATTTAAGCAATCAATCTGTCTGATGATCGCTTCGATCTTTTTAGCTTCTTCGCCTTTAGTTCTCTTGATCTTGGCGATAACCATATCAGTTTCAATCAAATTCATTGTTCCGTTAGGAGCGGCAATTTCATAAACCTGATTGTTAAGGTTTTTTTCGTTGAAGTAGCGATTGAAGAAAGTGTTCATTGGTTTGATTTGTTTTGCTTACATTCCTATTATGATAGAATTAATTAAGTATGTCAACAAATTCATTTGACTAATTTGGTAAAATAAAAAAACTACAAAACAAACACTTATGGCAATTCTAGTCGGGCAAAAATATGCAATCGGGCAATCAGTAAAAAAAATTTCTTACACTTCATCAGCAATCCCCCCACGCTACAGAAACGGCAAAATTACAGAAGTATTCACTAAAACAAACAGCGCAGGGTCGGTTCATTATTATTACAAAGTCTTATGGGATGACAGTAGAAGATCAGAACACGCGCAACATACATTACGCCCTTTAGATTGATATTTCTTGCGGGATTTTATTTTGACCAATTGTTCTAAATTTCCTAAATCTTTTGCTTTCTACTTCGCGAAACATTTCAACGTGCGATACACACTCTTGAAATTCAACTAATCCTTCAAAAACTCCACATCTTAGAAAAAGATCAGATCGACCTTTTATTGGGAAAAAGTCAACCTGATAAGAGCCGCATGGCGAAAGTAAAGAAGGCGTTTCAATCATCGAAAAAATCCTCATCTTCAATAAGAATTGAATGGTGGAATACATTTGGATAAACCCCAGTATCCTCTAAATATTTAATCGCATCATCTTCTCTTTGGCTATCAAGCGCGGCTTGATGATTCTGTAAAAAACTATCCATTGTCAGCTCTCCTTAATAGTGACAAGGAGCGCCAACATAGTTCCAATCCAATTCATCGCCTTCTTCCATTGCCATATCTTCAGGAGTCATGTAATTGTGATTGTGGCAGAACTTGTCGCCGTCCCAACCTTCGATAACATTATCGAATTTTTGTATGCCTTCTAACTTCATAAAGAAATCAAAAGCATCAAGTCTTATCTCGTATTGAATGTTGCCGTATTTCATTTCGACAAAGTATCCAAACTCATCCCCTTCTTTGTATTCAAAGTAATAGTTTGTGTTGTTTAGATTACGTCCAAATTTGATTGTGAAAGTTTTTTGGAATAACATTTGTTTGATTGGTTTGCTTACAACTTAATTATATTATAATTAATTAGGTTTGTCAACTATTTCTTTTTTTATCTTTCCAATGTTGTAATTCAAGATCAAACCTCGCAAGCATTATCATTTGTTCTTCTTTTGTATATTGCGCCAAAATATGCGCCTGTTCTTTTCCTGAAAACTTTTTCATCAGCCACGGCTCTTGAAAAAATAATTGTTTCTGCATTTTTATTAAACAATCAAGAACAGCGTCACGTTGTTCATCGGTCATATTCTCAGTTATGCGTAAAAACTGTTGTTCAGCCCTGCGCGATGTTTCTTCATCCCCGCTTGAAAATCTGTATCTTTTAGTCATTCTTAAAAATAGTGTCAGGGTCTTCTCCATTTAGAAATCTTATTGCCGCAGGCAATTCTCCTGTTTTAAGACTTTCTACAAAATCACTTAAATTCCAATCCCCCCACATATCGTCAAATTTTCTTTTTTCTCCAATCTTTGCACATTTTCCACGATGATAAAAACGTAGAGGACTTTTTACATTTTTTGAAAATGGAAATGCGGGAAAATCTACAACGCCATCTAAATCTTCAATAGGTTCGCCGCAGGCTTCACATATAAAGCAAAAACGTGCTTCGCCATCTATATATTTTATATTCATTTGTATTTGCCCTCCCATTCGTTATATTCATCAAACAAAAACCCATCAGAATTTGCACCCTCGCGGACAGCCGCAAGCGCCGCATCCCTTACGTTTTCTTCAACCATTTCTGCAAGTACTTTTAAACTTTTCAAAGAATCAATTTTACGTTCAACTTGTGAAAGTCTTTTGGATGCGCCATCGTAACCATCTTGCAAGTCGCGCGTGGCTTCTTGAAGTTCCCCATCAGCAATAATCTTTTGCGCGTGATTAATACGATTGATAGGGGCGCTTTTTAAATGCTCAGTTTGTCTAGCAATACGCCCACCAATAACCAAAGAAAGTAATTGATTTAATGATTTCAGTTGTTCTTGATCTTTCAATGTTGAAACCTCCTAAATTCAGATTCGGAAACTACGTTTGATTCCCATTTGGCGATAGTTTCGGTATTACCCATATATCGCCAGTTTGGGCTGTCGCAATCTTTTTCCTGTTCTAAGATTCCGCTGAATTTTCTTTTCCTGATGTTTTCCCTGTCGAATACTTCTTTTGTAATGTCGATGTTTACTTCTTTGAGAATCTCCCAAAAAGAATATTCATCATTACTGTAAATTGTGATCGTATGTTTTCTCATTGCTTGCCCTCCTAATAATCAACATTAAAACCAACAGTTTCCACAAACTCGTTAAGAAACTTCTGGATAACATAAGGGTTTAAAGTCTTATTATGAAAGGCTTTACAAAACTGGGCGGCGTGAAAAATTCTCTCTTCATCCCATTCATCCCCTGTTGTGTATTTCTCGTTGAATTTCATTTGATTCCTAATCGCTTGAGAATAATTTAATTCAACTGTTACATCTTCAAATTTTTTTGTTTTTCTTGGTGTCATTTCAACACCTCGCAAGCCGCTTGAACACCCGCCGCACAATCGTTGCGTGTCATATCGGTCAACGCCCCATCGAATCCCAAGTAAAAGATTCCTGTCGCGCACATAATCATAAAGAAATTAGTCATTGCGCTACCTCTAACATTGTCTTGCCGCCTAGCTCGTCTAATTTCTGATTGATTAACCAACCTTTTAAGTCTTTGAGTTCTTTTTCTAACTTCAAAGCGTTGTCTCTCCATTTAGGGTATGTTTTCCCTGTTTCGGTGTCATAGCTTTCTAAAGTTTTGATTCTTTGAAGAACCAATTCAATAACAGCTTTTGTTTGTTCGTTTGTCATTTGGTTTAGTTTGTTTGATAACAATTTAATTATAATAAAATTAAAATGTAATGTCAACCCTATAATTCATGTTATATATTAAGGGCATGGCTAAAAAGGCAACTAATATCGAAATTGATAGACGTATTCATAAAATATACGATTTGCTTTTGCTCGGAAATTCAAAAACGCAGATCGCTCGATACTGCGCGGAGAATTATTCAGTAAGCTTACGTCAAACAGAGGAATATTTATCTCGCGCTCGCATATTACAGGAACAAGATGCACAACTTGAGCGTCCGCAATGGCTTGTAGGGGCAATTGCCAGACTTGCAGATTATGAACGCCGCGCATCAATGGAGAATCAATTGCAAACCGCCATCCGTGCCGTAGAAATGCAAGCAAAACTTCTTCGCTTTGATATGTCAGCATGAGCCTTATTTCTGATGTCTGCGAAAAACAACCCCTCCTCGACTTTTTAAGTCCTCCTGATGAAAAAGATACAGAGATAATATTAGAGCGTGTGTTATCTGATCTTCACGCGGGGCAACTATCGTTTGTAAATGACACAGAAACAGAAATATTGGGTTTATGTGCGGGCTATGGGTCAGGTAAAACGCGATCTTTACTGGCGAAGTGTTTGCACCTTTCATTGTTAAATCAAGGCTTTACAGGCATTGTTTTAGAGCCGACACAGCCTTTGGTTCGTGATTTATTTGTAACAGAATTTGAGGAATTTTTGTTGAATTACGAGATTCCTTACACATTCAGAAGTTCGCCTTTGCCTGATTTTGTTTTGCATCTACCGAAAGGAGACACGCGCATTATGTGTCGTTCTTTTGAATCTTGGCAAAGAATAATCGGTATCAACGCGGCTTTTATATTGGCAGACGAAATCGACACAGTTGCAAAACCGATTTGTGATCGCGCCTTTCCGAAAATCCTTGGACGTCTTCGCGCAGGGAATGTTCGTCAATTCGCGGCGGCGTCCACGCCTGAAGGTTACAAATGGTTCTGGCAAACTTTTGCAAGTGATGAAGTACAAGAAAAAAATGACAGAAAGTTAATAAGAATGAAAACAACAGACAATCCACATTTGCCCGCAGATTTTATTGATAGGATGAAAATGAACTACGACCCTAATCTTCTCAAGGCGTACCTTGAAGGGCAGTTCATATCTTTAACAACTGGCGCTGTTTTTGACCGCTTCGACAGAGAAAAACATATAACAAAAGACATCCCAAATTATTCAGATGAAATTATAAGACTTGGAATCGACTTTAATATTGGAAAAATGTCTTGTGTTTGCGCCGTGATTAGAGATAACAAACTTTATATTTTTGATGAAATACGCGCACATGACACCGACCAATTGGCAAAAGAAATCAAATCAAGGTTTGTTCACAACAGACTTTACGGATATCCTGATTCGTCAGGCGGAGCAAGATCGACAAATGCTACTAAAACCGACATCCAAATTCTCGAAAGTTATGGAATATCCAATCAATCGGGGGCGTCTAATCCATCCATTAAAGACAGCGTTAATAATG